ATAAACTTTTTAGTAGAACCATCTGCTTGTTTGACTTTCATATAGAAGTCTGGAAAGTATCTATGTAGTTTATTATCCCAAGGCGATACATAAGGGATGATGATTTCTTCTGAACCCCATTCTAATACTTTTTCATTCTTATCACAATATACCATAAGTTTACGTTCCCAGAGTGAACGATATATCACTTTAGTTGGATTACCCTTATATTTTTTAGGGTTACTAGGAATGTATTTACCACTATATGCCATGTTAATCTTTATAAATAGAAGTTATAGGAGTATTTATACATGGCATTCAATCCGTTAAGAGGTGCGGCTCAAGGTATAGCTGGTAGAGCACTTAAAAGAGTAGCAGGAAATATTAAAGGTGGTTTACTAGGTGTCGCTGGTAAAGGTTCAAACCTATCAGATTTTGCTAGTTTATCTCAAAGTAAATACAGCACTAAAAACTATTCATTTCCACTTGACGTAGAAGGCCCGCCTGGAACTGGTAATCAAGGTCACTATGTAATATTCTATGTCAACCAACAAACAAATGCAAAACTAACCTTTGGAGAAGCTGAAACTTCTGAAGGTAAAAAGAATTTAGAAAAAGGTGCCAGACAACATAAAATAAATGTAGCAAAAGATGATGCAAATTCATCAGCAAAAAAAGCAAAACAACAAAATATTATGGTTGGTGGATTAGATGACTCAAATGTTGCTGGTCAAAAACAAAGAGAACAAGATGCACTCACAGAAAAGTATAAAAGGGCGTCTACTGTTCTAGTAAAAAGACCACCAACAGTAAGAATGGATACTGCAATCACACTTTATATGCCACCATCTGTACAAGTATCATACAATGCAAACTATACAGATACCGAAATAGGTGCAGCTGCAGCTACAGGAGCTCAAGCATTCCAAGATATTGTTGGAGGAGCAGCTGTAGGAGATACAGTCAATAAAGCACTTAAAGGTCTTGGGCCTGAAATTGGTGATGGTATGATAAGAAAAGCACTTGGTGCAATAGATATGATACCAGGCCTTGAGGGTGCAATGGAAGTAGTAGAGATGCAAAGAGGTTTTATCAAAACACCTCGAATGGAACTAGCATTTAAAGGTATTCCAAAAAGGTCATTTCAGTATGACTTTAAAATGATACCAAAAAGTGCAGCTGAGGCAGAAGAAATACAAAAGATTATAAAAGGTTTTAAATTAAATATGTTACCAGAAATGGTATCTGGTGTGGCAAATAGATTAACAATGCCTAATACATTCGATATATCTTATATGTACAATGGTGCAGAAAATCAATATCTACATAAAATTTCAACTTGTGTTTTAGAAACTATGGCTGTAACTTATGGTGGAGATAGATATAAAACATTTGAGGCAAGTGGTAATGGAGCTCCTCCAGTTGAAGTTGGAATAACTCTTGGATTTAAAGAGATGGATTTAATTACCAGAGAAAAAGCAAACGAGGGATTTTAATCATGTATTTTAAGAATATACCAACAATTATATATGATTCTGTAGGTAACGGCGAATTTAAAGATGTCAAGAATCTACTTAGACGAGTAGCAATTCGTGCAAAGGTAAAAACTAATACACTTCTTTATGATACATATGATGTCAAAGAGGGTGAAACTCCAGAATCTATTGCAGATAGAATGTATGATGACCCAGAGTTGCATTGGATTGTGTTATTAGTAAATGATATCACAGATAGATATCATCAATGGCCTATGAACTTTTCACAATTTAATCAATTTATTGCAGATAAGTATGATGACGTAGATGGTACACATCATTACGAACTTGCTCAATCATCTGGAAACACAACTACCAAAATAGAGGTTTATAATAACTCTGCATTGTATAGTGGTGACCAAGATTACTATGGTACATCAACTGTAATAACAAACAGAGAGTATGAAGAAGCACAACAAGATATTAAAAGAAAAATAAGATTACTAGACCCACGATATGTTCAACAATTTACTGAAGAATATGAAACACTAATGAAAGAATCAATTATCTAATGGCAACTGGAATTAATTTTGCTGGTGAGTATCAACTAAAGGAGTTGTTAGTTTACACTTCCTCTGGTAATGTGTTAAATCTCACAAAGGCAGTTCAAAATATAGAAATTTTTGAAGATATGTTTTCAACAGCATTGTCTGGAACTTTACTTATATTAGATGTAGATAATATTGGAGAGAATGGGCCTGTAATCGGTCAAGAATATATGACTATGAAGATTACAACTCCTACACTAGACGATCAAGAAATAGACATTACTCAATCATCATTTGCAATATACAAAGTTACTATGAAAGAATCTATAAGTCAAGATACACAAATGTTAGCTCTTAGTTTTGCCTCTCCAGAATTATTAAGAGATAAAAGAGTACGAGTGTCTAAGAGTTTTACAGACCCAATTGATAAAATAGTAGAAAGTGTTCTTACTGATGAACGATATATAAACACAAATAAAAATATATACATTGAACCAACAGCTGGGATTAGAAAAGTAGTTTGTCCTAATTTACACCCATATGCATTTATTAGTAATCTTACACAAGAGGCAGTTACTTCTAAAAGTGCATCTCCACACTTTTTCTTTTTTGAGAATTTAAAAGGAATACATTTTAAGAGTCTTGATAGAATATTAGCAGAAGATTCTATTGGAACTTTTAATGTTGGTAATCTCACAAATCTTGAGAATAAATCAGTCAATACAGAAAAAGATTTAAACAGAGCTCTAGACTTTCAAATTAATTCAAATAATGATATGTTATTGAACATTCAAGGTGGAATGTTAGGTTCTTCAATTATCAAATATAATATATATAATAAGAGTTTTGAAAAACTACAATATAACTATTTCAATGACTTTGAGAAGTTTGATAGGATAGATGAAAACCCACTATACAACACAAACGAGATTGATGAGTTTGGTAATACTATAGGTAGTTTTGGAGATGCAAGAATACATTTACATCCAATTAATGCAAGTGGAGATTTAGATACCTCACAAACAAATCCAACATCATCATACAGTTATTCACCAAATAAACTTAACGAATCAATACTTTTCAGAAGAGCAAAGATTATGGAACTAAACAATGCAGTTAGTATAACTATGAAGATTAATGGTAATACAACAATTGCAGCTGGACAGACTATGAATCTTACTGTGCCTGTATCTGGCAGAATACATGAAAAAGAAAATGATGAATACTATTCTGGTAGATATCTAATTACTAAAGTAAGACATACATTTAGTCAAACAGACAAAAAACACGAGATACTTTTAACTGCATCAAAAGATTCTTTTGGTAAAGAGTTGCCACTAGGAAAAAGTGCAGTAGAACCTAAAGGTTCTGACGGACAGATTTTTAATTTAACTTACTAAAAGAAAGGAGACTCTATAGACTACATTATGATAATCAAATTTACATAGGAGGCCTAAATGCCAAAACAAACTACTAAACTCAAACTAAGGAAAATGAATACCTTTATTAACAGAGATAGACAGATTGAACCAATGACTGAAACTGATAAATACATACTAGAAACTATAGAGAGAATAAAAAATGAAAACATTCCAAGATTTACAAGAGGGAGTCTACGACCCCAACATACTTAAAGCGTTTTTCCTTGCAGGCGGGCCTGGTAGTGGTAAGTCTTACGTTGTAAAACGAGGCACAGGCGGTCTTGGTCTAAAGATTGTTAATTCAGATGATGTCTTTGAGAAGTATCTTAAAGACGCTGGATTATCAATGAAAATGCCTAAGAGTGAAGAAGAACCTAGAGATAAGTTACGAGATAAAGCAAAATCTGTAACTAAGTCAAGAATGGGTAATTATGTAGATGGTAGACTTGGACTTATAATTGATGGTACTGGAAAAGAGTATGATAAGATTGCAAAACAAGCAACACAGTTAAAACAACTTGGATATGATGTACATATGATATTTGTAAACACTTCTCTTGAAACTGCACTTAAAAGAAATGCAAAAAGAGAAAGAACTGTACCACGCTCTATTGCAACTAAGTCATGGAAAACTGTACAGTCTAACATGGGTAAGTTCAGTCAATACTTCAGACAGAACTTTATTGTAGTAGATAATAATGATTCAGATGAAGATGTCATGGGGCCTGTATATAAACAAGTAATGAGTCTTGCAAAAAAGAAAGTCCAAAACAAAACTGGACTAAATTGGATACAAGGTGAGTTAGACAAAAGAAAAAGGTGATTCGCTGATTCGCA